AAATCTGCTCTGCCGCTGCCAGCGACATTTCATCTTTCACGAAGTCTTTTCCAGCAGCCATGATATACGGCACTTTGCCGTCAATGCTTTTCAGTTTCATCGGGTTCTTTCCTTTCTTTGTTCCACGCTTCAACATCAACGCCGATACGCTTCAACATTTCTTTACAGAGCCATGTGTAATCGTCCGGCATTTGATAATACTGAATAAGGCGGTCATGCTCGGCGGAGAAAGCGTCATAGATCTTCCGCAGGCGTTTCTTGCCGAAACCAAGGTGAACATGAAGGGTGTAAAGCACCATAGCGTCAATGTCATCGGCGTAGCGCCTGTCGGCTTCCACGATCTGACGATTGATCTCCATGTCCATCGCTTTTCTCTCGGCGGCAGTTAAGACCGCACCGAACACCTTGCCGCCAGCTTTCTTAATTCTCATACCTCAATGTCCTCGAAGAAGACGGGATAGGTCTGTTTCAGCAGGGTCAGGAGCATATTGGCAACGACCCGCATATCAGGGTGAGCCGCTACGGGGCAACGCATACGGCAGAAATGTCGCCATTCTCTGAGATCGGCGGTCATGACCACCTCGGTTTTCAGGCTGTTCGGAAGGACAGATCGAGCTTCTTGCGGGGTGCAACCCTCATTCAGCAGATCGAAGTAGGCGACCTCAGCGTGTTCACACGACCGCTTCCAGATGTGGTAGGTCGAGTCGGTCTTGGCAAAGGTAGAGGGACGAATGACGGTGATCTCGCCACCGAAGCCCTCCTTACCGTAGTTGCAGTATCGAGTGGACTCCTGACAGAACGCCGCCAGACGGTGACGGACGATCTCATGGCTCACGCCCCGGTCGCAGATGAAGCGGACAGTAAGAGAGCCATGCTCAATGACAGCTTCGTGACCCCGCTTGATGATACCCCGGACGAACTTCTCTGCACTTCCGTCCGTGATTTTATCCTCGGACTTGTAGCAAGTGCGCCCTGCGGCTTCGATGGTGGTCAGAAGGGTCTTATAATCGGGAGCGTTGATAAGCTCCACAGAAGGTTCAACGATTTTCACTTTCAGACTCCCTTTCATACCAAGGTTTGAAGTTGATAATCTGTTCGTAGAGGTGGTTTGCTCTGCCATCGAAACAGATTGTACGGTCATCGACATGAACGATGGAGGGAACTTTTCTCGCTTGAATTTGCACCATCGGGAACCCGTAGTGTTTCAGCCATTTAGCAATCGCCGCCTGTCCCTCAAAGGACTCCGCACGAGAAGAACAGATGACCACACATAAACCATCGCTTATGAGTTGTTCAATGACCTCTTTAATCCCTTCTACGGGAGGGTCGGGGATAACAGCGGCACCCTTCCACCCGCTTCGGTAGGAATGAATTACGCCATCGAAATCGAAAGAAACCGTTGGAATATACATACTTCACACCCCCGCAACATGGCTTGCCAACATATCGGCTTGATGTGTCCACAGCACATTCGGGTACTGGCGGACTGCTCTGGTGTAGTCATTCCACTCAGACTTGTCGGTGAAAGCACCCATGTGATAGCGGATACACATGATTTCTTCATCAGTCAGTGTGTAGAACTGAGAGAGAAGCATGACGGACTTATCGCCGTGGCCTTTCAGAAGGGTGTCGGGGTTGTACTCCCACGCCTGTTCGTCATAGATTGGTGTGCTTCCACCATTAAATTCTTCAATGTGGCCTGTTATCGGGTGGCGGTACTGGTCGATCTTACACAGGTCATGGAACATACCCACGATGAAGGGAGAACGAGCCTTGCGCCAGATCAGATGATTGGCCTGAGTGAGCGCCAGAAGGTACTCCGTGACCATGCGGGAGTGGTTCAGAAGACCGCCCTCGTAATTGCCGTGGTACTTGGTAGAAGCGGGGGCGGTGAAGAAGCCGTAGGCCATCAGGTACTCCATCATGTCATCGGAAACAACAGGGGTTCCGTCAGGCAGCTTCATGAAGTTCAGAAAATCGGTCACTTCGGACTTGGAAAAGCAGTCAGCCATGATAACCCTCCCCGAAATATTTCTCGCATTCACTCACGGGACACTCGCAAGCGTTGAGAGGGTGGTCATCGTTCCACTCCCCAAGTTCTACTTCTTTCACCTCGACATGGTGTGAAAAAATATCCAGAGCTTTAGTTGTGACTTCTTCGAGAGCAGTCTTTACATCTCTTTTGTTACATTCGCCAGCGGGGTCAACGAAATAGCCTGTGAATTTGAAAATCTTAGCCATTTTCGTACTCCTTTCTATGGATACTCTTTTCACTGTCGAACCCATCAGGGTAACGAGCCAGCAGCTTATCGACATTGTGCTGTGCCACATATTCGAGGGTCACACCCAAGCCGGTCGCCAACTGTGCGACATACCAGAGAACATCGCCCAGCTCGTCAACCATTTTCATCGGGTCGAAGTCATGACCCTGAAACTCGGTCTTTTTCAGAATGTCAATACACTCTCCGGCTTCGCCGTTCAGACCGTAACAGCCGTTGCGAACCTTATCCCACGAAGTCAGGTCGCCGGAGGTGCGCTCGGCAGCTTTCTGATAATCATTCAGCGTCATCGTCAGCGACCTCCTTCTCCAACTCTGCATACAACATCGTGTACATATAGACGGACTCAGACTGGCCGATAGGCCGCAGAACGGTTCTCTTTTTCAGAGTCCACCCATCACGCAGAGCCGCATTTACTTCGTCGTCAAAGAGGGTGGGATTGTCCAGACGGTTCCGAATGGTTTTAATTTGCAACATCTTCCGCTACCTCCATTTCCAGCACCGTCATAATGGCGTAGTTGGCAAGGTCAATCAGGGTGTCACGGATAGACTCGTCATTGACTTTCTGCTCACAGCCACGGGAGAGAGTCTTAAAGCGGCTGAGTTTATCGCCCAAACGGATACGAGCCATCGCCATTCCTTCTTCAACAAAGGTCTGGTGGAAGCTGTCACCGTAGTCATGGTTCTTCTGCTCATAGAGCCTGTTGATCTCCTTGCAGATTTCAGCGTGGCGCTGAACCTTGGAGAGCGAACAAATATAGGCTTCTGCCATTGTAGCTTATCCTCACTTTCAACATAGTTTTCAACATACCATTGGCGAGGGAGAGCCTTTCAAATTAGCCCTCCCTCGCACCCGGTATCAGCCAAGGAGAGCTGCCAAATCCATCGGGGTCTTAGGAGCGGCCTGAGAAGCCGCAGGAGCGGTTTTAGCAGCGGGGGTAGTAACCGTATTGCCAGCGCCGTCCCAGCCCTCAGAGGGGCGCTTATCGGCCAGACGGACGAAGGTAATGCTCTGTCCGGGCTTCTTCTTGTTCTCCTGAACATCATGTTCTACATCGCACTCGATGAAGTGACCAATCAGGTCAGTGTGGTCGATCTCGGTCAGGTCGAAATTGCCGAGGGCAGTCTTGGCGAAGTAGCTGAAAGCGTTGTATGCACCCTCGTTGGGAGAGCCATCGGATTTCAGCAGAGAGAAGCGCTCGATGTGCTTACTGCCGGTCTGCGTCTGCATATAGATTTCCAGCTTGCCGAAGTCTTCCTTGTACTTCACATCGGTAATCTGAAAGACATGAGTACCTTCGGGAATGAGGGTGAAACCCTCGGTGAGTCCGATTTTAGCCATTGTTTTATCGTCCTTTCTTGATCTTGTAATAGTGTCTGCTATATTAGCAACGAGAGTTATTAGGTTTTCGGCACAAGCGCTTTGACCTAAGCATCCA